GGCGAAGTCGCGCTGGATCTTGACCAACTGCCCCGCCGGCAGCGTGATCTTGAGCCACTCGGCCACCGCGCGGATCGCGTGCAGCAGCACGCCTTCCAGCCGCGTGCACCATGCCTCGAGGTTGCAGGTGTCGCGCTGGTTGTCGAGCTTGCGCGACAGCGCCGTGATGCCGCCGCCCTTGCTCACCTGCTGCGCGCCGAACCGTTCCATGCGCTGTTCGAGGTCGGCCAGGTCGTCACGGCCAGCGGCGAGCGGCGCCCCCCCGGTCTCCAGCAGGTAGGCCTTGGCGTCAGCGGCAGATAGGTTGATGCGCCGCGCATAGCCGAGTACCACCCTCTTGGTGTCGGTGCCCTGGCCAGCCGCGGCCTTTGCGGCTTCCTCTGCAGGGCTGCCGGTCGCAGCCTTCGTGCCCGAGGTCACGACCGTCGCGCGGCGCCCGTAGCTGAGCCCGTGCCGCTGGTCGGCGTCGCTCTGGTAGTGCGCGAGGTTCAGCTCGGCGAGCGAGGCGTAGGCCGGCTCGCCCTCGAACTCGCCGGTCTGGTTGGCGTAGAGCGTGAACAGCGGAACCGACGCGCGCGAGTAGGCGGTCGGCGGCGACGAGACCCACCCGTCGTCATTCTTCGACCACTCGACCGAGTAGGACGCGCGCGTCCCCTCGTCGTCGACCACGGCGTTGGCCGCGATCTCCAGGATGGTCTCGACCTCTTCGGCCCCGAAGCGCCCCTTCGCCTTCGTGCCCGACTGGCGCAGCCGCACGTAGCTCACCGACTCGCGGCCCGACTGGTCGGGCTCGTCCTTGATGTCGAGCGCGTCGCCTGGCTGGATGTGGATGATGCGCGGGCGCCGGCGCATGGTCTCGGCGAAGTCGGCCGCGACCCCGCTCGGGATGTCGACCAGTACGTGCGAGAGGCCGCGGTGCATCGCATCGCGCAGGAAGTCGCGCGCGAGCACCGTGATCGACCTGCCGCGCCCGTCAGCGTCCTCCGACAGATAGGTCATCTGGTCGGGCAGCGGTGGGTCGAACGCCACCGGCGTGCCGAACGGGAGGCCGCTGTGGGTCGACAGCGTGTTCCCGTAGTAGTTCGTCAGCACCGTGCGCATCTTGCGGCGCCGGTATTCCTCGTCGCCCTCCTCCTGCTCCTGCGGCAGGACCCGCGTTCCTGCATCCTGCATCGCCTTCGTGCCGCCGAGCAACAGGTCGGGCAGCTCCCACTTCGGGCGCATGCGCGCGAGTGCTGGCCGTTCGCAGTCGGGCCGATCGTTGGCCGATGCGGATGCGGTGACGGAACCACCGATCGAGATGGTGCTGGGGACGGTGGCGCCCTCGGGGAGCGCGGAAAGGCTGGTCATCAGTATGCCTCGATGGTGATGTCGTTGCCGCCGACCGTCGCCGGGTACAGCTTCTGGATCGCGTAGCCCCAACCGTCGGCCGCGTGGCCGAGCGTGAGGTCAGAGTCCTTGTCGAGCTCGCCGCTGCCGCCCTTCACCACCAGCTGCTCGTCGAGGTCGCGCGTGACGTTGGGCGCGGCCTTCGGGTTGGTGAACAGGCGCCGCTCGCCGGCGGCGTTGAGCGCGCGCGCGTTCATCGCGTTGACGCGAGCGCGGACAGGCGGGTGCGACTTGTCGACGTCGAACACGGCCTGCGGGAACGGGTGCGCGAAGTAGGCGCGGATCAGGTCCCAGTCGGAACCTTCCACGCTGGTCGTCGTCTTGGCGCCGCCAGCCGGGTCGCCGTAGACGTAGATCTTCCCCTTGTGGTGCGCGAGCTTGCTGATCAGCTTCGTGCACACCATCGGCGTGTTGCTGCCCGACTGGATGTGCACCTCGTCGATGGCGCACGAGCACGTCGCCAACGGGATCATGTGCCGGCACTTCCTGCACTGCTCGCCAGACAGCCCAGGCGCCGGCTCGCCGCACAGCATGCAGTTCGCGACGAAGAGCCCAGGCAACGCCTGTTCCTGCGCGATCACGGCCACGCCAGGCGACCGGTTGAAGTCGAAGCACACCATCACCGGCAGCCGCGGGTCGTAGGTGACTTCGCGCAGGTTCTCGCTGGTGAACCCGTAGTAGGCGCGACCTTCCAGGCTCACCCGCTGCGCGAGGTATTCCTGCGCGTAGATCAGCGGGTCCATCGTGCGCTTCGCTGCCGCGATCTTCTCGGGCGACAGCACGGCCTCGCTGGTCCACGTGTGGTAGTCGAAGTCTGGCTCAGTCGGGTCCTTGGCGAGCCGCGCGAGGGCCGCGAACTGCCCGCCCGGCCGCGGCACGCCGTAGAGCCAGGCGCGCGCCGCCGGGTATCCAGGCTGCTCGGTGTCGAGCGCCGGCCGAAGGTGTCGTTCCCACGCCCCCTGCTTCACGTCCGAGAGCTCGTCGACCGCGAGGCGGTTCACCGGCGAGCCCTCGATGCGCTGCGGCTTGTCGAGGCCGCACACCCATAGTTCCGCCCCCGTCACCATGTAGATGCACAGGTCGGTCTTGTTCGGCTCGCGCGACCACCACGGCCGCGACAGCTGCAGCAGGTCGTCCCAGTAGATGTCGCGGGCCTGGCGCAGCGTCGGCGCGCAGAACTTCGTGAACCAGCGCGAGCCGAGCAGGCCCGCCATCTCGTTGGCCTCGATCACGCCCATGCGCTTGATCAGCTCGGTCTTGCCGGAACGGCGACCGGCTTCGATCACGTCGAACCGCGCGCCCGACTTGGCCAGCTTCGCGTGCTGTGGCACGTAGCGAAGCGGATACCAGCGGTTGTTCAGGGCGGCCGTGGTCACGTCGCGCCGCCCTCTTCCGGTGGCTCTGTTGGGATGGTGCTACGTGCCGACTTCCACTTCTCGATCGCGGACTCGGTGGCGGTCTTGTCGTCCGCCGGCTTCGCCTCGCGCAGAGCCTTGAGCCGCTCCTTGTCCAGCGCCACGGCGGCCCGCTCGCTAGGCGTCTGGTAGTGCTTGCCCGACCACTGCAGCAACCGCGCAAGGCCGGTCCAGGTGCCGATGCCTTCCTCGGCCATCTGCCGCATCTTACGATGCAGCCCGATGACGTAGTCGGCGCTGGCCTCGGCGACGGCGCGCTGCAGTGCAGTTCCGATCTCGCCGCCGCGCCCCTTCCGCATGTAGAGGCACTGCCTCGTCACATGGAACTTGCGCGCGATGACGGCGAGCGGGATCCCCTCTCGAGCGAGTCCGACGATCTCCCGATACTGCTCAGGCGTCAGGTCTGGCTGGTCTGGTCGAGACACAGCCGCCCACGTTGCTACTCCGGTGGGTCCTGCGTCACCCTACTACGCAGACGCTCGCGCAAGGCTGCATCCTCGATCTCACGCGCCTTCTTCGCCTCCGCTCTCTCCCACGGCGTTGCGGACTCAAGGGCGATCGCTCGGTCGACCAGGTCGACCAGGTCGCGGCCGCGAGGATCTTCGATCGCCCGCTTGGTTGCGCGAACCCACCGGCACCGGTCGCAGAGACGCGCCTTGTTCGGCTTCTTCTTCTCACCGCACTCGCGGCACTCGGTCACGATCGGTGCATGCTCGTGGTAGCGACGGCTCATCGCGGCTTGGCAGATGCGGCACTCTGGCGTCTTGCCGGCCTTGCGGATGACGTTGGCCTCGATGGTCAGGTCGTGCCCCACCTTGCAGCGGTTCGGGTCGGATCGTCGACTCAAGATCCGACCTCCGTGTGCGGCGGCAACGGGTTCGGAAACCGAGCCAGGATCTCGCGCGCCTTCGCCTTCATGCCGTCCATCCACGGCGCCGACTTCTCCGGCCGGTCGTCGTGCCAGTTGCCGGCGATCATCGCGGCGCGCAGCAGCATCAACTTGGCGATGGCCCAGGTGACGTTCGACGGGCCGTCGTCGGTGACGAGGTCCTGGCCATCCCACCACGCCATCAGATGCTCGATTGCCTCGCTTGCCGACACCGACGCGGTCGCGTCATCGACGACGTAGCTCGACACCGCGACAGCCGTGCCACGCGGCGGGCGGTCGTCGTGCCAGTTGCCGAGCAGCATCGAATCCCGCAGCACCACCAGGCACGCGATGGCCTTTGTGATGTGCGACAGGCCGGAGTCTGGGTCGATGTCCTCGCCGGTCCACCACGGCAGCAGGTGGCGCCCCATGGCGTCGTAGTAGATCGACGCGCGCACCCCGGCCGATCGGTAGTTGTGGCGGCCATACTTGCACGCGCCCTCCAGCAGGGCCAGCCCGAGCTCGAACAGGACGGGCGCCGGCAGCGAGACGAGGATCGGCGCGGTGGGGTCGATGGCTTCGGCCACCTCGAACAGGACGGCGCACGGGATGACGGACAGAGGCGGCTTGACGCAGCCGACCGAATCCTTGGGGTTCGTCGCCTTGATCTCGGCAATCGGGCCACTTTGGCCCGCAGAATGGCCCGATTCGGTCATTCGGTCACCCCGCCCATGATCCCCCGCACCACCGCCTGGAACCCCTGGCAGTCCCGCGACGACTTCAGCAGCGCCTCTAGCTGGTAGGCCAGCATCGCCGAATCGTAGATGTGCGTCTGATCGTCTTTGATAGGCCCGCCGTGCTTCTCGTAGAAGGTGCACTCCATGCGCACGGCGCACCCGGCATCACCGATGCGGGCCAGTTGCTCGGCCAACCGCTTCACGTCGTCGAACTGTTCCTCGTCCATGTCAGGTCTCCTCGTCGGTTGTGCACACGTCGCACCCGGTGGCGCCGCAGACATCGGCGTCGACCACTGGTTCGGGGTCCTCAAGTTCCGTTTTCCCTACCGATCTGCGCTTCGGTGGGTGTTGCGAAACGTCGACATCGCGGCGCCTCGTGGGACGTTTGGCGCTCACGAGGCATCCCCCAACGGCTGCTCGGCCACGGTGCGGAACACGGGCAGCCGGTAGGTGCATTCCTCGCCCACGGCCGGCGGCACGATGAAGGACTGCCACTGCGATGCCGGCGCGGTGAATCGGTAGCACTCCTCGC